CGTTGCTATCTATACTGACTTCGATAGTGGCTAAATCTAGCGCCTAAATTATTAACACCCCATCACCGTGTAATGGCGTGGTGGGGTCGTCTCTTGCTACACCAATAAAGAGCCTCACGAAAGACTTTGATTAGTCTCTTGTGGGGTTTTTTTTGCATTTGACAGCACGGCTGACGGGTATAGTCTTTTATCAGATCCAAATTGGATCATTAGGGAGAGAGCAAAATGAGTAACATTGATAAAGTAATAATTATCGAGAGCGAAAAGTATCGTCAAGCGCAGGAAAGATTGCTACTAGATCCTATTTTTACTCAGCTATTTGTTGAGCTGGGGGCAAGCAGAGTTCAAGAAGCAATCGATGATGATGGATCTAAATTCAATCACGCGCTTAGAGATGAGTATCGTGATCGAGGTGGTAAAGTAGGAGTTCACGGGCTAGGAGATTACTACAAGGCAGCGCAGCTTTGGGTAGATTCTAAAATCAAGTCCGAATAGGTCACTCTCTCCCAAGTTAGTGAGCAGGAAGCCTCGTCAGAAATGGCGAGGCTTTTCCTGTTTCCGTGCTAGCCTCCAAACATGGCTAATTTAGAAGATTTACTTGCAATAGGTGTGAGCGGTGGAGCAGTAGAAGTTCGCCGTGACCGTCAAGCTGGGCATCCTGCTGGTTGGGAACCTAGACTTGAGCTTCATAGCACAGGTGGATTCCTGATTACTGATCCCTTGGCAGATGAACCAGAGGATTGGGGAGATCTACTAGACAACCTACTCCCAGAGAGTTTCGATAAAACTAAATTCAATGTTGACGAGCGCTATCCGATAGAAGTTCGTGCGTGGGACACAGGAGATGGTGAGGGCGGCACCAAGAGGCTCTACTATTTCAAAGCTAAGATCAAGCGCTTGGATGTTGGAACGGGCGTAGATCTCGATGAGCTAATTGTTGCTGCAAAGAAGCTCAGCATTACAAAAGGTAAGATCAAAACTGCCGACCCCGAACGAGCTTACTTCCAGCAGATCACCGATTTGCAAGCTGGTCAATCAGATGGCGAAGGCGTTCAAGGCATGGTTGAGAAAGTTATGCAGCTTGCTAGCTTTGCCAAACAAGACATCGCGGCTATGAAGAAGCTAGGTAAGCCCGTCGATCTAATCTTTATTCCTATAACTGGGGATCTAGTCGAAGGCATAAATGGCTGGTATGAGATGCAGACTTTTAGCGTTCAGCTGGACCGCCGCGACCAAGTAAAGATAGTGCGCCGACTGCTGCTTGAATATCTAGCAGAGATTAGCAAGATAGGGCTACCGATTCATGTTGCTGTAGTCCCAGGAAATCACGGTGAGAACCGCGCTAATGGCAAAGCCTTCACAACGCTAAATGACAACGATGATGTTGCGGTTGTTGAGCAAGTCGCTGAAGCTCTAACCTTTGCAGAGCCAGATCACGCGATCACATGGAGTTTCCCACAGCGAAACAGGCTATCCCTAACTGTTGAAATACTTGGGTGGATAGTTGGACTAACACACGGTCACATAGCTAGGGGTGGAACTGGTGTTGAGGGGCGAATACTCTCTTGGTTCAAGAGCATGTCTGCCGCTAGAGATCCTATTGGCGATAGCGATCTTCTATTTACTGGGCATTACCACCACGCTCGATACCAACAGCTAGTGGGGCAAACGCATTGGCTACAAGGTGGAGCACTCTGCGATAGGTCAGACTTTTTTAGTCAATCTGCTGGGCTTGTCTCTGCCCCTCACGTCTGGTGTGGAACTATGACTACCGAAGCCCCTATAGAAACACTATCTCCACGATTCTGGCCGCTCAATCTACCTGAATCGCGGAAGATAAATGAACCTAACGACTGATGAGTTTAGGATAATTCGGGCGATAGCCAGATACTTCAGCAACCGCTGGAAGAAGATCGAACTTGATGATCTAAATAGTGAGCTTATGCTCTGGGCTTATCAGCATTACAAGATTATTGACGAGTGGCGAACCGACCCTAAGGGTGAAGGCAAGCTCTATGTAACGCTCAAGCGTGAAGCGGCAAAGTATTGTGCCAGAGAGACACAAAAGCACTCGATCAGACCTATCGAATCTGACAATTACTACACGATGAATCAGCTCATAAACATAATTCCTTATCTGTGGGAGATCATTCCTGAATCCGATAGCCACGCTAGGTTGCCCCAAGACACAAATGTGGCGATCACGCTGGTTACAGATGTGCGCTCTGCGTTTTATTCGCTATCAAAAGAAGATAGATCGCTGCTCGAAATTAGGTATAGGCTTGAATTATCTCAAAGCGAGATTGGAGAGTTGCTTGGGTTATCGGATAGAGGCGCAGAGAAAAGAATCAAGCGCGCCTTAGAAAGACTTCACGATAACTTAGGGGGCGAACCGCCTATTATCTAAGGGGATAACATGGGAGAGATAAAAAACACCGCTATGGCTTCATTCTACGCCGATGGTGTCAAAGATGAGCAGTTGCGTATTTTAGCGATCTGCAAAGAGATAGCTTGCACTAATGAGATAGGTGAGTTTGTCTATCTATCTGATCTAGAAGCGTATCTGGTTGATGCTAATGCCCCCTATCCGAAAAGCTTTATCTTGGCTTTATTGTCTGAGGAGCTAAAGCGAATCAAAGCGCTATCAATGAGTAGCAATAACCCTAGCGAAATTATTAAATCAATGGCTTCGGTAGAGTTAGCGATCAATTCGGTTTACGAAGCAAAGCTAATGGTTAACTAATCGTGGGTATCTACGATGCACCTGATTACATAAAACAGCGAATAATAATTGGAGACACAATGCAAGATCAGAGACAAGAGACTATAGATCAGATCAGAAAATCAATAGCGGCTATGAGTCCTTCCGAAAAGAGGGGGCTAAAGCCAGCGGCTATTGAGAAAGCACTTCTAAAAATAGAAAGCCAGCTAACGATTCTTGAAAGTAGTAAAAATGGAAACGGCTGAGCGAGAGAGACACCGCATCAAGGTCATAATTCAAGAGTGGGCAGATGATCGGGAACTAGGTGTCGATGCTCTGATGGCAAAGATTGACGGGATCGCTGTAATCGCAGATGATGAGTTCGAGATCCCCGACCTAAACCAAGAGCTTCAGGAGCTTACGGATCAGCTAAAGCTCTATAAAATCCTTGCTAAAGAAAAGGGATTTAGGGCAGCTATAAAACAAGTGTTCAACCGCTTATAAAATGTCGGACACTATGGATAGTCTAAGCAAAGAGAAAGCCCCTAGCTTTTGGCTAGAGGCGATCTCACCAAACGAATGAGGAGTATCACTTGGTTGATGTAACTGTAGCACAAAAGGTTCGCAAAACGCGGACTAATGCAATTCCCGAAACAATAAACAGCGCGGTGCAGATCTCTAAGAGCAATGAGCGAAACGCTAACTGGCATGAGATCCGCGCAAAGGGCATAGGTGGATCTCATGTTGGGATTATCTGTGGCTACTCTCGCTGGGAAAGCCCGATGTCTCTATGGGCTGTGAAAACGGGAAAGGTCGAAAAGGATCGCACAGAGAATGCAGCTATGGAGTGGGGTAACCGCTTAGAGCCTGTAGTCATCCAGAAGTTCGAAGATGAGCACCCAGAGCTAACGATGCTCAAAGATGTAGGAATGTGGAAGCACTCAGAGCGAGACTGGCAGATCGCAAATCCTGATGCTTTGTATCTAACCGAATCAGGTGAGTATGGGGTGCTAGAGATCAAGACAGCTTCTTACAAAGACGATTGGGTAGATCCCTACACGGGTGAGCTAAAAGTTCCGCTAAGTTACATGGCGCAAGTCCAATGGTATCTACAAGTCTTTGGAGCAAAAGAGGCGTGGATCGCAGCGCTAATAGGTGGCAGAGAATACATAGAGCAACGGATTACAGCGGATAGCTTTGAGCAAGATGCCAATTTAGCTAGGGTCAACCTATTTAGAAAGCACTTGCTAGAGGATACTAAGCCAGATTTTGATGGCGCTGAGGCAACCTATGAGGTGATAAGAAAGATGAATCCCAACATCGAGGATAGCGTTATAGATCTCGCAGAGATGGGTGAGCAATACCTTGAAACGCTTTCGGATTTTGAGTTCGCTCAAGGTGAGATCAACCAGATAAAAAGCCAAGTGCTAGATCGCATGGGGAAAGCAAAATCTGGGGCAATAGGCGATAGAGTAATCGTTACCAGACAATCTGGCAGAGGCGGCAACCCACCGTTTCTAGTCAACAAACGAGGAGTAAAAAATGGCTAACGCAAGAGAGATAATTGTAGCGGTGATGCAGGATGTTCAGGGTGTCGCTAAGCTCAATAAAAATACAGCACAAGGGTTCAACTTTAGAGGCATTGATGCAGTTCTAAATGCAGTTGGACCATCGATCAGGAAGCACGGCGGATTTATTGTCCCAGAGATAGTAGAAAAGGAAGCCGAAACCGTGCTAGCAAAGAACGGTGGAGCGCTCAATGTAGTTCGCCTAACTGTGGCTTATACCATTATGGGGATCGAAGGGGAAGGCGTTACTGGGATAGTAGCTTCGGAAGCTTTCGATAGTGGCGATAAGGCAACAGCTAAAGCTATGAGCGTAGCGCTAAGAACCTTTCTGATCCAACTGCTTGCTCTACCAACCGACGAGCCTGACCCCGACACATTTAGTTATGAGCTTGGGGCTAGCGAGACACTCGAAGGCAAGTCAGTAGATGAGCTTCGAGAGATGTATCTCAAGGCACAGAGCAGCGGAGCAGACAAGCAAACTCTGAACAAGATAAAGGATCTGGCTACAAAGCTTGATGGAGAACCCAAATAGACAAATACTTATCGCAGCAATGATGCAAGTGTCAGAGCTAATTCTCTGGTTGAGGGCTAACGGACAAGATAGTCGTTCGGTTGAGCTAGACAACAAGAGGATTCTCTGGCGCTTGTATAACAACATAGAAGGGCAAGATGAAGATAATCACGCCAGACCAGATTATCAATGAGCTAATAGAGATCCGCGAAAACGCCGCAAGAGGCGTTGAAGTTCTGTATCACTCTGAGCTAAAGATGCTTCGTGCTGAGCTGGCTATGGACAAGGCAGAGGCTATCGCTTACCTAAATGCAGATGGATCTATAGGCGAACGGAATGCCAAGGTCACGATAATTACTGAGCAGGAATCTCTCGATCACGCTGTGACTAAAGCCGAATACAACCGCGTCAAAATAAAGCTAAAGCAGTTAGAGCTTTCGCAGATGAGCGTTCAAACTCAAGCCAAGCTGGTAGAGCTTACCTATAGGACTTCGGGTGTTACCCAGCGTTAGTGCTACCTGTGCTTGTGGTGCACAGTTTGGCGCAAACAGTATAAAAGCAACGGCGCTATGGAGAGAATGGAAGCTAGATCACACCTGCCCTACTGAGCCTGATAAGCACAGCACGCTTGGTGTAGATTCTGAGCTTGCCCCAGATGATGAGCCAGAGTTTTCCATAGGGTTTAGTTACCAAGAAACAGATGAATAAAAAAGAGTTTGATCGCTACCTAGCCAGAGACAAGTTTGAGTGCTATCACTGTGGAGCATCTGGCGAAACCCTAGTCCCACAGCATCGTTCGAACAGGGGAATGGGTGGGAGTAAAAAGCGCCATACGCCAAGCAACATTATTGTGTTTTGCTCAGAGGCTAACGGGCTAATTGAAAGCGATCCATACCTAGCAAAAACGGCTAGAGAAAACGGTTGGAAACTAGAGAGTTGGCAAGACACGCAAGAAACGCCCGTCTACAACTTTGCATCTCAGAGCTGGTTCGTGTTAGATAGCGACTACAACCGAACAGCTACAGAGGAGATAGATGCCGATAATCAGGGGAGAACACAGCTTTGATTCGCACTTTACGCAGATACCAAACGATTGGCTGCGAGACAACAGGCTAACTTACAAGGCTAGGGGTTTGCTATCAGAGCTACTAACTCACACCGTAGGTTGGGAAGTAAGCATTGCTAGGATCGCTAACAACGGCGTAGACGGCAGAGATGCTATTGGTAGCGCGATCCAAGAGCTAGAGATCTTTGGCTATCTTAGACGAGAGCAACAGCGAGATCCTTCGGGGCGCTTATCAGGAAACCTATGGATTACCCAAGACCCGAATCAACCGTCAACGGCTAAACCGTCAACGGCTAAACCGTCAACGGATAATCCGCACCCTAAGAAGAACATAGATAAGAATAATGATCTAAAAGAAGTTAACGCTCAGTTCGAAGCTTTCTGGACACAGTATCCACGCAGAGTAGGTCGTGGGACAGCTCTCAAGGCGTTTGTAAGCCTAGAGCAGGAAGATCGGGAGCTATCTATCGTCGGAGCATCTCGATTGGCAGAGGATCGCAATCTGCCTTCCTTGCAATTCGTTCCATACCCAGCTACTTGGATCAATCGCCAAGGCTGGTTGGATGAGTCATACCCAGAGCGAGAGCTATCTAGGGAAGAAAAGGAATCGAAAGCTAAAGCCGAATCGGTTAGAAGATCCGCGCTAGCGGTGCGAGACAACGACAAGGTGCTAGCAGAGTTCCAAGATGCTAAGGATAAAGCTCAACTAGATCCACCGAAGCTGTGTGAGCACAACACAGTTGCGGTTATCTGCAAGCTATGTGCTAGAATCAACGACAAATAGAAGGAGTATCAAATGGCAGAAATTAGTTTCAAGGGATTCGTAGATCGAGTGTTTCCAAGCTTCGTGCTTGTGAGTGAGAACCATCAGAAAAAAGATGGCGAAAACTACGTCACTACTGGGCGCACAAAGTATCAAGTCTGGACTGGCTATGTAGAAGTCGGTTTCGAACTTGCTGAAGGTCAGCTGGTTGAGGTTTCGGGCAGATTCAAAACCGAAGACAACAACGGCGCTGATGGAAAAGTCTACAAAAACAACATAGTGTCTCCAACAGCTATCGGGCTAGTAACCAAGCGCAGCACATACATAGCCCCTAGTGACAATTCTTGGGTAGACAAGGTAGCCGTCGATGGTGACGCACCTTTCTAAAAGTTGGACTATGTTCGTTGTCGGACTCCCTGCCCCACAAGGCTCTAAGCGTCATGTGGGCAACGGGGTTCTTATCGAAGCTAGCAAGAACCTAAAGCCTTGGCGTGAAGCGGTAATCAAAGCCGCGCAGAAGCGCTTAGAAGAAACGGGCGAGATCTATTTTGATGAAGCCGTCGAGATCTGGGTGCGCTTCATACTTCCTAAGCCCAAAAGCAACAAGAGCGATTACCCGATTGTCCCACCAGATTTAGACAAGCTGGAGCGTGGGATTTATGACGCTCTAACAATCGCAAATGTATGGCGTGACGATTCCTTGATCGTTAGAGCACATCCGCAAAAGGTCTGGACAACAGATGGTATAACTGGCGCTCATGTGATCATCGAAAGCGTTAGATCCCCGAACCACCTAAATTAGTCACCTAATGGACCATCATTTCGGGCGAGTCGTGCCACAGTTACTAGGGTGTGGAGACGCTAAAAGCCAAAAAACTTTTTGTAGAAAACGCCTTTGATAGTCTACTAACGCAAGCGAGAAATCTCGTTAGCACTTGGTAACTAAATAGGGAGAGACACATGATTAGTCTAAAAATCGCTCAAGGCTTATTCGCTGAGATTATGGATCTAGAGAAAGACAAAGATCCCATCAGGAAAAATCGAGATGAGATCAGGAGATCGATTTGGAGAACAGCGCTTAGGAAAGAGTTCGAGGCTATCCCAGCACTAGTGGCAGAGTTCGAGGCTACGGAGCAGGAGACGGCTAAGATAAATGGCTCGATAGATAACCGCAGAGCCAAGCTGATCGAAAACGGGTATAGCCCAGCGGTCCTGAAAGACAGCTACTATACCGAAAGAGGATTCATACTCTGGAGAGTGTAAACCCGAAAGAAGCCCCGTCGAGAGATGGGGTTTTCTTTTGCACCGTGTAGTTACACCTCAGACGCATAGAATCCTGCTGGTGGGGCTTTCAGCGTGCTCTGGATAGCGCCGCAACACGCTCGATAGATCTCATCAACTAGAAAGCTATACTTTAGAGTTAAGCCAAAAAGAGAAAGAAGCCAAATGATAGACATGAAAGACATGAGCGGCAAAATACTTTGGACTAAAGGACGCGAGGCTGGCATCGAAGCAGAGCGTGAGCGCATAATCAAAGTGTTTCGCGCTAAAGAAGCTAAGCGAACCATAATCGAGGCGTTGGAATACCCTTATACGGCTCAAGAGCTAGAAGACATAATTAGAGAGGCACAAGATGACTAAGACAAATCATTCTCAGTGCGATTGGGGCGAGGGTCACTCAGAGGGGTTTCAAGCTGGGGTTGAGCTAGAGCGTGAAAGCACCATTGACTACCTAAGAGACTTGCAATGTGATGTTTTGGCATACAAAGAGGGCTATGACGTAGGCACACTTCAGGCGGTCATTAACTGGATTGAGGGCAGAGACAATGACTAAGAAAACACCGTCACGGATCTTGACTATGAAAACTGCGACAAACTCCATACGATTTGCACCCTTCCTAAGCTACCTTTTGCACCGCTTTGTAACGATTTACTAACAGACAGCGTTTGACTATACAAAGTAATCGATTCGGGATAGTCTTTTTTTAGATCCACCGCGGATCGAAGGGAGAGACAAATGAGATACAAGCTAAGGAAACCGATTATCGCAGCAGCTAATGTAGCTGGATACATCACGCTCGTTGGTATGGCGCAGGAGATCGACACCACAAAAGCTAACTGGGCAGCGGTATTGATACTGCTTAGCTCATTAGCGTATGTAACACTAAAGGAAAAGGGAGAGAAACGATGAGTAGCTTAGAAACGCTGTTAGAAAACCCACCGCTATGTGGAGAAACGGTCAGGGATCTCTACAACTGGTCGACGAATTACGATTACGATTCGGGCAGACCCTTCTTAGAGTTCTTGGATCTAATCGGGTGGACAACTGAGGAGATGGGCGCAAAGCTCAACAACCCATTATTCGAGATCGACTACGAAAGCGCTTATCAGATGGGTTTAGCTCTAATTAGCTGGTCAACCAACCCCCAAGATGTGTCAAGCTACATCGAAGCGCTACTGGAAGCAGAGGGGCAGATTGCAGATGATAATTGAGGTCTATCGAGACAATGAGTTTAGGGTTACTTGGGACCAAGAAGCAACCTTCTACTTAAGGCGAGAGATCTACCCATATAAGTGGGTTGAGATCGACATAATGACAAGCTACGGAGCTTTAGGAGTAGAAGATGCTCAAACTAAAGCAATGTGGTGGGTAATGGAGCTAGACAAATCGAATGAGGAGCAGAAAGATGCAGAATAACGAAATCACAATAGGCACAAATGTAGCGATTCACAAAACCAGAGGTCTGGGGTTTAGAGATCTCACGGTTTATGGGCAAATTAGCGGCGTCAGAAAGCATTGGAACGGCAACCCAGACCTACTGGAAGTGCAAGTAGAAGGGCTAGAAATCTGGATCGCGCTTGATGATTCGGTTCAAATAATGATTGATCGATCAGAGGATGGGGAAAATAATGATTGCAACTAAGCCAAGAGCTAGAAACACCGATCCAGAGACTTCACACCAAGCTGCTGCAAGTGTTAGGGGGGTCACGGATACCCACAAGGTAATACTCCACCTTCTAGCTAAGCCAATGACAGATGTAGAGCTTATTGAAACCTTTTACAAGTCGGTAAATAGGCAGGTTCTATGGGCTAGCGAGAGTGGCATACGATCAAGGCGCTCAGAGCTGGTTCAGAGTGGCAAGGTGATAGATTCAGGAGCTAGGGAAAAGCTCCCCAGCGGTAGAAACGCAATTATTTGGAGACTAAAATGAGTGACCTACAAGAAGTAATCGCTACCAGTTCAATAAATGCTTACAATAGTGGGCTTGAGCAGGGTCGGCGTATGGAACATCAAAGAGCGGTTTCGCTTTTAGTCGCGATGGCAAAATGCGATCCAGAAGTCTGTTTCGACGGGTGTAACCCTAGTAAGTGTGCTGCTCCTGTTGTTAGGGCGATCATAGAGATCGTCAACGAACGAACATGAGAACCGCAGCTGAGTTTTGGACAAACCTAGAGCTAAATCCACCTTCGCGCACCGCTTTGTTAGCAGAAAAACACGATCTAACGCGTGACACAGCGCAAATAACCACTTCTTTAGTCGCTTTAGAGAGGATTATGGGGTCGCTGAGCGGATCAGGATCAAAGTTGCTGCTTGCTGGGATGTATCTACAAGGGTCACTAACTACAGACGCTAGAAAAGCCTTTCAAGAGCTATTAGGCGAAATACACCTTCGAGAGATCGCCAAAAGTGATCCAAAAGCTCCCCACAGAAGGGTGAAATCTCTTGGAAGAATCGCCAGAGGGCTATAACTTCGACATGGTGCCAGTCGGATCATCGACTACTAAGGCTATTCAGAGTGGTATAGAGTATGCGATGCTGCAAAACTCGCCTGTTACTACCGTTCACCTGCTCTTTGGGGTCATAATGACCGATAATTGCGCTGGACAAGCCTTCTTGAAGGATCTAGGGGTAACAGTAGAGCAGATTATGGACAGTATTCCTGAGTTTTTACCCGATCAAGAGCCACCATTCTAAATAAATCGCTCCAAAAGTTCGTTCTGGTGCTACAAAACCCCTTTACTAAGGTTGTGCATGCACTAAGTAGTCTCCGCTTGTATCAGGTGGCAAGCGTTGAGGGGCGGTGGTGGGTTACGCTTAGTGCCAATACCAGCCATAGTCAAGCATTATGGCGCTAGCACCTACACCTTGCGCTCAAATAGGGTGCGTATCCCTTGCAAGCTATCGGGGTAAGTGCGAAAAACATCAGCCCCCCCCGTGGAAGGGGTCGGGTAGAGCATCAAGACTCCCCACCGACTGGCAGACTAGGCGCAGGATAGTCCTAAGCACTCATAAAGCTATTTGCCACCTATGCAACCAAGCAGGAGCAGATGGAGTAGATCACGTCATAGCTGGGGATGATCACAGCTTAGACAATCTGCGACCTGTTCACGATAAAGTGCCGCCATACTGCCACAAATACAAGAGTAGCGCCGAGGGGCACGAAGCAAAGCTCAAGCCAAATAAAGGAACACCACCAAATCCCTACTGGAAGCCCCCTAAATGAGCAATAAAACGACTATAACTAGATGTAGTGTCAAAGTATGCAGTATTACCTAGATGTAGTAGGGGTAGGGAGTAGTCCCCCCCTCCCCCCGCTGCGTTCCTCGGCGGCGAGTAGCTAGTATAGGCATACGCGAAACCCACAGGGGGGTATACCCCTTATTCAGATTTACACTTTGCCGATAGGCAGAGAGCCGCATGGCAGACCGCAGGGTCAAAAGGAGATCACCGCATGGTGGCAACAGGTAGACCTAATGGTAGGCCGCCGAAACCAACGGAAGTTAAGCGCATGCTTGGCAACCCAGGAAAGCGACCATTACCAGATGCACCAGATGTAGGCGAAGGCTTACCTAGTGCAAGCACGATACCGACACCGCCCCCACTTGGAAAAGATGGGATAGGTCTTTGGGATCAAGTTTGGAACGCTGGTCAGAAATGGCTTAGCCCCAAGAGTGATTTCTCAATGACCTTGATGTTGTGTCAAGCTCACGATGAAGCAGAGCAGATTCGTAGAGCGTTAGCGGTTGGAGAAGTTCGAAGATTTTATGTTTTACCAAACGGGCAGCAAGTTACTCACCCAATGGTAAACCAACTAAAAGATCTAAGAACTCAGATCACTGCGTGGCTTTCAAGCTTAGGGTTTAGTCCTACAGATAGGGCAAGACTCGGACTCACGGAAGTTAGGGAAAACGACGCACTAGATGAACTAGAGCGAAGAAGAACCGAACGCATGAAACAATCAAGCTAACGAAGGAAAACACTTGGAAATGATTATTGGAATAACTACGCTTATTCTTTACGGATTGGGAATGGCTTGGCTTACTTCGCGGTTTGTCAAGAAACACCAAGACACCGAATACTACACAGTTGGAGATCGCAAGAACGGAACGATTCAATCGGCGCTATCTATAGCCGCTACTTGGATCTGGGCACCTGCTCTATTCGTTGGATCTACTCAGGCATACAACAATGGTTGGGTTGGACTATTTTGGTTCTTAGTCCCCAATGTTGCGACACTATTTTTTATTATTCCTTTCGCAAAAAGATTGCGCGAGAGTTACCCCGATGGCTTTACGATTTCGGGTTATATGGGTTCACGCTACAACTCAAAGGTTCAGAAACTTTATCAGTTCGAAACTGGAACGCTTAGCGTTCTTTCAATGTCTGTAAACACTTTGGCTGGTGGCGCTGTTATTACGATCCTCACGGGATTACCACTTATAGCTTCATCGATCATGATGATGGGTGTTGTCTTTCTATACATTTGGCGCGGTGGTATCAAGGCAAGCTTTGTAACTGACGCAGTTCAGATGGTAATGATCCTTGGCGCACTTTTGCTATTCGCACCAGCGGCTATTGCAAACAAGGGTTGGGATTCGCTAGTAGGTGGACTAAATGGAATCAACAATGTTGACGGCTTATTTACTAGCTCAGGAATTGGCGTAGCGGTTAGCTTCGGAATTATCTCAGCTATCGGATTGATCGCTGGACCGATTGGTGATCAGAGCTTCTGGCAGAGAGTGTTCTCAATAGAGAAAGCTAAAATCGGCAAGAGCTTTGCCCTAGCTGCACTAGCCTTCGGACTTGTCCCACTTCTAATGTCTGTATTTGGGTTTATCGCTGCTGGATCAAACGCAAAAATCGAAAACGCAGGATTTGTAAACCTAGAAATTATTATGGGGATCTTTCCATTTTGGGTAGCTGCACCATTCTTGATCATGCTGCTTTCAGGGCTATTGTCTACGATTGACTCACAGTTGCTAGCGCTTGGATCTATAACAACCGATTACAGCAAGGATCTAAAAAAGCAACGCTCAGTAATGATTGTAGGAGCTGTATTAGCTTTGATAATTGCAAACATTCCGGGCAACTCAGTTCTATTTATGTTCTTGGTTTACGGAACTCTAAGGGCTTCAACATTTAGTATTACGGTTCTAACTTTGGCAAACGTCAAGCTTGGTGCCAACTCAGTAGTCGCAGGCTTATCGGTTGCTATCGGGATTGGCTTTCCAATCTTCCTTTATGGAAATCTCAACAATGTCGGCGAAGTCAAGCTATGGGGATCTATCTTCACTGCTACAATCGCTGGCGTAATAGCCTACGCTGCAACAAGCTGGGTCAAGAGAGATGATAACACTAAGGTGGCCGTCTAAATGAAAACAACTACAGTAACCCTAAGCACCCTAAAAGCCCTAGAGCGTAACCCTAGAAAACATTCCAACTTACAGATTGCTGAGCTAAAGCGATCAATAGAAATGTTCGGTCAGATTAGACCGATGGTGGTTGACGAGGGCAATAATGTTCTCGCTGGTAACGGGCTTTTGATTGCACTAAAAGAACTAAGTTGGACTAAGGCAGAAGCCTATGTTGTTAGAGATCTAAGCGAAGATGATAAAAAGCGCTTGATCTTGGCAGATAACAAAGTAGCCGCCCTTGGTTCTGACGATTATTCGGTAATAGAAGAACTGATCTTTGAACTACGCGACAACCTAAACATTCCAGGATTCGATGATGAGGTTCTGAGATCTCTGGTTGCCGCACCTGCACAGCTCAAAGAGATTGGCGATTCCTATGGGGTTGTAGATCAAAGCTTTAGGGATCAGGTTCAATTGAAAGCCGCGATAGTAGCCGCCGAAGGACTAGAGAAAGATCGCGCCTTAGAAGCTATGGAAGCGCAGCAAAACTCTACGCACTTTACGACCTGCGAAAGCTGTGGGCAAAAAGTATGGTCCTAGTCCAGAGAGATCTAGAACAGAATGTGGTCGAGGCAGCTAGTGATCGCATTATTCGGATTTTCAAGAACGGGCTACAAGTTCACCTATCTCTAAGTGGTGGCAAAGATTCTATCTGCCTAGCTAGCTTGGTTTATGATCTAGCTCTACAGGAGAAGATAGATACCAAACTTTTAGTAGTTCACTTCGTTGACGAAGAAGCTGTGTTTGATGATGTTGATGTAATCGTCAGAGAATGGCGAATGAAATTTATGGAGTTAGGCGTCAAGTTCAACTGGTGGTGCATGGAGTTCAAACACTTCAACTGCTTCAATCAGCTGACTAATGACGAGAGCTTTATAACTTGGGATCGCACTATGGCGAATAACTGGGTGCGATCAATACCTAGCTTTGCTATAACTAGCCACCCTAAGCTAAAGGCAAGAAAGCAAACTTACCAGCAGTTCTTTACTTCTAACTTTCAAGATGTAATGCACATAGTAGGGCTAAGAACCGCAGAGAGTGTTCAGAGACTTTACGCGGTTTCTAAGCACAACGCCGCTACTTCGAACAAGCTCTACCCAATTTACGATTGGCAAGATTCAGATGTATGGAGATACATCAAAGAGCGAAACTTAAACTACCCAGTTGTCTACCAATACATGTATCAAACGGGCAGTAGCCGCAGAGACATGAGGATCAGCCAATTCTTTTCTATTGACACAAGCAAGATCTTGGTAAAAATGGGCGAGTTCTATCCTGATCTAATGGAGAAAATTACCAAGCGCGAACCTAACGCTTACCTAGCTTCGCTCTATTGGGATTCAGAGCTCTTTCGCAGGAGCAAGTCCATCAAGAAAAAGCCTGATTCGGAAGATCTAGATACTGAAATAGATTACCGTTCGAAGGTTATAGAGTTCATCAACAACTTGGACAATCTGACAAGTAAGGTGCGAATAAGCAATGTTTCTTCAATAAGAAACCTTATACTGAAGTTTGGCATAGATGTTCATGCAAAAGATTACAAGAGAATGTATGACGTGCTAGTTGCAGGAGATCCAAAAGATAGAACGATTCGTGCGCTGCAACTCGATCTCCACAAGAACGATTGGGACAGAAACGTAAATGACCGCAAAAGCTGAAACAAAAGATCTATTCGATCCCCTTACTAGGCTTCACTTCGTTGATCGAGGAAAGCTAAAGGCTAACGACTACAACCCGAACAAGGTTTCGGAAGAAAATCTCAAGCTGCTAACACAATCAATTCTTAGCAATGGCTGGACACTTCCGATTGTAGTTAGACCCGATTACACAATTATCGACGGATTCCACCGCTGGACTGTATCGGGCAGAGAGCCACTTCTAACGAAGCTTGGTGGCAAAGTTCCAGTAGTTGTAGTCGATCACAAAGATGGCGCTGCAAATGTCTACGGAACTATTACCCACAACAGAGCGCGTGGAACACATCTTCTTGAGCCAATGAAGGTTATCGTGCAAGGCTTACTAGATTCTGGTAAATCTCTTGATGAGATCTCTAAAGAAACGGGCATGAAGAAAGAAGAAGTATTTAGGCTATCTAACTTTAGTCGCGAAGATTTCTTGAACCTTATGATTGCCGACTCTACCGAATACAACAAAGCGAAGCACATAGCGAACTACTAAGGATCAGCATGAAAGCTACTGATCAGAAACTAGAGCGTTTGCTTACGGCTATAAAAGCTGGAACAGACTTAGATACTTCCGCCCACTACGCTGGGTTGAGCGTTCAAGAAGTGTATCGCTGGCTAGAGCTAGGCAAGATAGAGAATGATCGACGCAACGGTGACGAGAAAGCTGACGAGAGCTTAGATCCCGAAGTCAAGTTTTGGTTAGATCTTACTATCGCTAGAGCAGAAGCGATTGTGCGAAATGTTGCACAAATACAGCAAGCCGCTGCTAGCGGCGAATGGAAAGCAGCAGCTTGGTGGCTAGAGCGCGCAGTTCCAGAAAGCTATTCTGCTAAATCGGCAGAGAAAAGAGCAGAAGTAAACAAGGGTAATTCGAGTAGCGAAATTACAGGCAAGTAATGTTGCCAGAGCCGCACGAATCTTGGGCACCTACCTACTCCGTTCCGTCATACTCTGATCGAACAAGAGGCGAAGATGTTACAGACTTCGCAGCTTTATTGCTAAAGGCTTCGCGTGGCTTTAGAGCTGGCGAACCCCTAGAGTTTACCGATTGGCAGCGATGGCTTATGGATCGCTTGCTAGAAGTAACACCCGAAACTGGATTGCTTAGGTATCGCAGAGCCATAATTGGACTTCCGCGTAAAAACGGCAAGAGTTTATTGGGAACCGCGATTGCCCTAGAGCACTTGATTCACGGACCCGAAGGCGCACAGGTATACTCAGCGGCTTCAGATCGCGCACAGGCAAGGATCGTGTTTGGCGAAGCTAGACAACAAGTGATTGATAATCCAACTCTCTCAAGGGTTGTAAAGGTTTATCGGGATGTAATCGAATACAAGGGAAGTAT